TGCCAGTCGGAGGTGCGCCGCCCAATCATCTTCGCCAGCGAACCGAGGTTGCTCTTCGCGAAGGCGCCGTTGGTGAGGCTGGCCTTGACGAGCCCCACGTCGTCGTCGATGGCGTCGGTGCGGCCATTCACGTCGCGGGCGTGTTCCGCGTAGCGGTGCAGCTTTGGGATGAGGTCCCGGTGCGCGGCGATGCGCATGGCGTGGACCAGGTCGAGCAGGATGCGCGTGTAGGCCGTCTCGATGGCCTTGGGTGGCAGGGCCTTGGGCATGGGGCGCCGCCTGGGTTTCTTACCCGTCACCATCTGCACGTAGCGCCGCCGTGCCTGTACGAGGTGCTGCATCACGCCTTGGCGTCCTCTTGAGTCTCTTCGGCTTCGTCGTCGTCTTCTTCGTCATCTGGCATGGGTTGCTTCGGGTCGATTGGCGCGACCTCCGCAGTTGGCTCGACCTGTACCGCATCGGCAGCCGCGCGCGCCTTCTCGTCGAGCTGCGTCTCCATGGTCCACTTGTCGCCGCCGAAGCGCGAGACGGCCACCTCTTCCGGCAACAACACGCCCGCGTTGATGTAGGCAACGTCCGACGTCGCCACCTTGCCGCGCAGGTCCGCCTCTTCGCCCTCGGTCATCTGCCACAGCGGCGGGTACTTGACGCTCCAGCGCTTCGGCTCTTTGCCCTTCGTCGGCGCGTCGGCGGCGAGCATCAGCACGCGCAGGAGTCGGTTGTGGCGAGGGAGAAGGAACCGCGTCCGCTCGCCGGCCACTTGGTCATACCAGTTGCGAATGTCCGAGGCGCCCGTTGCGTTCATTCCCGCTGGTGACTGCCCCATGAGGACCGTCACCGGCATGCGCGCAGCCGCGGCGATGCGGATGCACAGCCGGTCGAGCAGCTCTGGTAGGCCGGTGATGGGTGTCGCCTTGCGCTCGAAGTCCTCATCCTTGTCGATGAGCAGGGCGCGCGCGACGCTGCGGCTCATGTCGATGGACTGGGCGCGCTTGATGATCACGTCGTCGTCGCCGCCCATGAGTAGCTCGGCGAGGCCGGCCATCTTGAAGACGGCCTGGGAGAAGTCCTGTACCAGCACGCCCGCGGCCTGAAACGCGGCCTGGAAGTCGGACACCTTCTCGAGGACGCGCACCAGAACCGAGTCGCCCCAACTGTTCCGCGCGCTGCGTTGCCGCGTCGAGACCACCACGCCGTAGAAGGGAATGATGCGCGACTCGTGCACCTCGAGCATGCCCGAGCTGCCGCCGCCCAAGGTGTCGCGTTGCACGCGGTAGTGGGACACCTCGCCGAACTTCGGCGACTCGCGGGTGCGGTAGTACCGCGCCGGCCAGCACTCGCGAGGGCGCAGCACCTTCAGCCACGGCACGCTTCGAATGGCTCCTTCGTTGAGGGGCTGATCGAAGGACTGGCCGTCCTGCGCGCCAAGCAGCAGCGCAGAGCCACCATAGGCGCGCGCGTACTGGCGCGCAGTTGTGAGGTTCAACGTCGCCTCGCGCTCATCGAAGTGGGCCATCAACTCCTGCGCGAGATCGCTGCCGTTGTCCTCTCGCCCGTCCTTGCCGTCGAGCCTCACCGGAGGGGCAGGGCGGGGCGCCGCGGTGGTGTCGGACACAACCAACTCGAAGCCCTGGCGTAGCTCGGCCTCGGGTTGCGCCTCGATGATCCGGGCACAGATGTCGTCGCCGAGCCACATTTCCTCGCACGTCTGCTCGTCGAGCCTGTCGGCGGTGAAGGCTGCGCCCAATCGCTTGTCGCGGCCCGTGACGCCCAATCCGCTGTAGACGTTGGTCCAGCCGTCAGCCCTAGGCTTCGGTGCGTCGGTGCGCGCCAGTGTCTTTTTCGCCATGCGGGGCAGGGTACAGCGTCAGAGGGTGGCTGTCGCCCGCGTGCGTGCGCGCTGGAAGGCCTTCTCGTCGACGAGGTGCGCGAAGGCCTGAGCCACGGCGTCGGCCTGGTCGTCATGCGCGCCGGGCAGGTCCTTCAACTCCCGAATGAGGGCCTCGTTCCACGCACCCCGCACCAGGCAGACGTTGCCAGCGCTTGCAATCGACGAGAGGGGCTTCCAGTAGGACTCCTTCGGCCCCGTCTTGCGCATGCCGACGACGTTGTGCCCGAAGAGCACCCGCGTCTTTGCGCCCCAAATGGCCGCCTTGCCCGCGCTGCCTGGCTCCTGCTCTACGATGATGGTGACCCGCTTGCCGTCGGTGGCGGCGGTGGCTTGAAGGCGGCGCTCGGTGACGCCAGGGTCTTCTCGGAAGCGCTCCACGTCGGATATCCACACGCGGCGCTCGTGGTTTTCCAGTGTCTCGACGGCCACCTTCGCGCCAACCGTCCAGTCGGGATCCTTGCCCGGCTCCTCTTCGGTGGCTGCCATATCCCAACTGCGCACCCAATTCAGACCCGCGGGCGCCAAGTCGACGATGCGGAACCACTCAGGCTTGAAGAAGTTGCCGCCGTGCGCCGCGTCCCAGTCGCCCTTCTCGAGCCACTTGCGCGTGACGGGGTCGAGGCGCGCGAGCTGCGCCGCATAGGCCTCGGTGTCCAAGCCCGGGTTGTCCTCCTTGAAGGAGGGCACGAAATAGGCCGGCTGCGCTTCGCGACCTGCCGCGCGGGCTGCGTCGACAGCTTCAGCCGAGGGCGGGGAGGCGTAGACGGGCGGCTGTGGTAGCGCTTTGCGTCCGGTGACTGCGTCGCGAATGTCCTCCCGCGCGTCGGTGCCGGCAGTGTTGTGCTTGGCGTACTCGACGAAGCGCCGCTTGACCCACTCGTGGCCGCGCCCGCCTGGGTTGCCGGAAGCACGCATGCGCAACGGCACGGGCATCGCTCGCGGCTTGCGGAGTCGCGAGAAGAGGAACCGGTAGGGCGGCTCGAGCCATGAGGTTAGTTCGTCGATGCCCAGGAACTGGAAGGCCGCGCCCTGGTAGCGCTTCGTCACCTCGGACAGCGACGCCGCGTAACCAAAGTGGATGGAGGCCGGCACTCCCGACGTGGGGAACTTCCACGCGTGCTCGCCTGTGTCCCACCATGCGCGAGTGCCAGCGAACCAGGTGTTGGAGCGGGCCAGAATGGCGTCTGGCTTCAGCATGTCCGCCTTCGTCAGACGGAAGAGGCCCGCGCTGTAGCCGGGCACGTCGACGTACTGGAGCGCAGCCAAAAGCAGCGCCGAACTCTTACCGCCGCCTGCCGTCCCGCCGAAAAACACCTCCTCAGCGTCAAGGCCGAGGAAGATCCTCTGCATCTCCGATGGCGTCTCTGGCGCCCACGGACGAACCACTTCGAGGGTCTTCGTAAGCACGCGCTCGCGGCGAAGATGTAACCGCTCCCGGGCCAGCTTCCTCAGCGAGTGCAACGAGGATGCGCTCGAGGATCTCAGGCTCATCAGCGAACTCCTGCTCCAGTCTGTCGAGCCCAGCACTCAGCTCGGAGGTGACCTGCACGCGCACCTGCGGCGAATAGGAGCGATCCAACACCGCCAACAGCGGCAATGGGTCGGCGTCGATGCCGCCATCCTTTTTCGGTTGGCATCGCTTCTGCGCCCGCGCCAGCAGTCGCTGGACGACCTCGCCGCGGGCCTTCGTAACAGCTCGGAAAAACTCGGCAAAAGGTCCGCGCGTCGCGTCGCGCCCTTTGCGCATCCAATGAGTAATGGCAGAGCTACTCACGCCGATCACGGCGGCGGCTGTTTCGTACGTCGCGCCCGTCACGAGCTGCGCACAAAACGCCTTCTGGATTTCAGCGGTCAGCTTAGGGGGTCTCCCGACGGCCATCGCCTCACCCTACACCCGCGGTGCAATCGTTTGCACTTCTGGACTGATAGGGTCCGCCTGGAACCACACCGGAGCCACCATGGAAGCCCCTCCAGTTGATGCGGCGCTTGCGCGACGTTTTTGGTCCAAGGTCTCAATTGGTGGGCCGGATGAGTGTTGGATGTGGAACGCAGCGTTGATGCGAGAGCGCGGCGGATACGGCCAGATCAATGTTGGTGGGCGGGCGCATGGTGCCCACCGCATTGCGTTGAGTCTTTCGCTTGGCCGTATGGCTACTGGAACGGTGTGCCACCGATGCGACAACCCGCGATGCTGTAATCCATCGCATCTCTACGAAGGCACACCAAAAACGAACGCAGCGGATGCTGCGCGCAAGGGAAGGATGGGCACATGGGACAGACGACAGAGGAACTTCATATCGCCGTTCGCCAAGTTGACGGCCGAGATGGTTTTGGAGATCAGACGCAGATTGCGAATGGGCGAGACGAAGCGCGTGATCGCCCAGCGCTTCGGAGTCTCAACGACGGCCATTCTCCACATCGTCACGGGGAGGAATTGGAGCCACGTCGGATTGAGTGGATCCGAATCTGCGACGTAAGACCCGATCCACTCAATGCGAAGCTGCACCACCTTGGGGAGATCGTCACCAGCATCAAGAAACGCGGCTTTGTCGAGTTGCCCGCGGTCGATGAGCGCACCGGGAAGTTGGTGGCCGGGCATGGCCGCATCGAGGCGCTCGCGGCGCTGAAGAAGGACGGCGGCGAGCTCCCGAAGGGGCTGAAGCTGGCCGACGACGGCGAATGGCTCGTGCCGGTGCTGCATGGTTGGGCGTCCAAGGACGACACCGACGCGAAGGCATACCTGGTGGCGTCCAACCGGCTCGTCGAGGTCGGCGGGTGGGATGACGCGGCGCTTGAGTCGCTGCTGGTGTCCATCGCGAAGGAGGGCGGCGCCGAGGCGCTGCTGGGTACCGGGTACGATGGCGACGACGTCGACAAGATACTGTCGGACCTGGCGAAGGAGCCGTCCGCGGTGAAACACCAAGGCGATGTCTTCCAGGTGCTTGTCGAGGTCTCTGGTGAGGTTGCTCAGTCCGAGCTGATGACGCGGCTCGAGGGCGAAGGCTTCAAGGTTCGCCCCCTTATTTTTTGATCGGAGTTGACCGGTGAACGTCGACGTAACCGTTGAGACCGAGGTCTCGAGCAGCGTCAGAGCTCGGCAGGTGCAGGCGTCGTTTGACGTGCCCGAGCGCAAGAAGCAGCGGCTCGAGTGGCACCTGGAGATGCCCATCGAGGCGCGAGAGTGGAAGGTGGGACTCATTGTCGGGCCGTCGGGCAGCGGGAAGTCCACCGTGATGCGGCACGTCTTTGGCGCCGAGAAGCCCATCGAGTGGCAGGCGAAAAGTGTCATCGACGACTTTGACTCGAAGTTGACGGTGGCGGCCATCACGGAGGCGTGCGGCGCTGTCGGCTTCAACACCATCCCCGCGTGGTTGCGGCCCCATGCGGTGCTGTCGAATGGCGAGAAGTTCCGCGTGGAGCTCGCGCGCCGGCTGCTCGAGGAAGCGGCGCCCGTCGTCATCGACGAATTTACTTCGCTTGTCGACCGCCAGGTGGCGAAGGTGGCCTCCCACGCGGCGCAGAAGTTTGCGCGGCGCATCGGCAAGCAGCTCGTCGCCGTGACGTGCCACTATGACGTCGAGGACTGGTTGCAGCCGGATTGGGTGTTGGACGTCGCCACGCGCGAATTTCGCTGGAGGGAGCTTCAGCGACGGCCGACCATCGAGTGCGATCTCCGCCGTGTGCCATACGAAACCTGGCACCTCTTTGCGCCGTTTCACTATTTGAGCGCGGACCTCAATCGCTCGGCCAAGTGCTTCGCGCTGCACGTCGATGAGCGGCCGGTGTCCTTCGTTGGTATTCTGCCGTTCCCCCACCCGACCCACCACGACATCGTGCGCGTGAGTCGGCATGTCACGCTGCCGGATTGGCAGGGGCTGGGATTCGGTATGGCGATCGTCGAGCGGCTCGGCGGCGCCTATGCGGCACTCGGAAAGCGGTTGCGGCACTACCCGGCCCATCGCGCACTCATTCGCTCGCTCGACAAGGGGCCGTGGCGAATGAAGAAGGAGGCGGGGACGTTCTCGAATGACCAGGGGGACAAGTCGACCATCGGGCGAAAGACGTTCGGGGGACGCCCGTGCGCGGTGTTCGAGTACGTCGGCCCCGCGTGGCCCGACACGTTGGAGGCGTCGGGGCTCGTGTTGGGTGACGTGTCCTGACGTCGCTGCGCGCGTCCTGACGCGTTTTCTCGCGTCCCGACGTGTCTCTG